TAGTTGGTGAGGGATTAATAGGCAAACGTTTAGCCAAGTTTGTTAATCCTACGCACACATTTAACAGTAAAACACTGTTAGACTTGCCTATGAATGACTACGATACTGTGTATGTGGCCGCACCTAGTAGTAATAGAATATGGGTTGGTAAAAATCCAGATGCAGACACTGCCAGCACTGAAATACTATTACGCTGTTTGTTAATGACTAAAACTAAACGCATTGTATTAATATCCACTTGTGACACACAGGTTAATCCAGATACCGTCTATGGTGCTAATAGATTAAAATTAGAAAACTTAGTCAAAGGATGGTATCATTACTATCACATTGTGAGACTACCTAGTCTAATAGGCGATGACATTACTAAAAACATTATCTACGATATTAAACATCAAACACCCTGGGTAGATAAAATTAATTTAGACACTGTTCAACAATGGTATTGTTTAGATGATTTAGAGCAAGACTTAAAAGATATTATGTCTACAACTGATATGACTGTAACTAATCTTGTGAGTGAGCCAATCCCAAACAGAGACATTGTAGCAGAATTTTATAAGCCCAATGATGAATTAATGATTGGCACAAAATATAATCTAATGCCATACAAATACACCAAGGAAGAGATCTTTGAAGCAATACGTTTATATATGCGGTGATAGTTTTACTGTAGACGATCAAGACTATGATCATATACCTTGGACTAAACAACTAGATGCAGTTAGTTTAGGCAGTGTCTGTGCAAATAATCAATTGATAGCTCTGCAAGTAGAACATGCAGTCAAACAACAGGCTAAGTTTATTATAGTTGAGTTTACATCAGTCACACGTGATATTGTACAGTACACAGATCAAAAACAAGATAAGTTATTAGATAGATTTTATAGTCTAACTGAACAGGATAACTCAAACAAAGATCTAACAAGTTATACAATATGGTCAACTAAGACTGCCTTAGCACTCTCACAAGAACAAAGAGATCAATTAGATAGTTATAATAAAAACTTTTTTGATATTAATGTTGCTATACACAGAGATCGTCTTATCATCGAAGCAACTCTACAGAGATTAGTTGATTCAGGCATACCATTTAAGTTTGATCAAGGTGGCTTCGAACATCCTAGTTATGGTGGCGTAGGAACGTATTTTACCAAATATAATCAATATCGCAGTGAGTTATGCCTTTGGGATTATGCAGACACACGTACACACAGGCCTTACTATCATATTACTGATCAAACTGTACACAATAATTTGGCCAATTATTATCAAAAGGCCATTGACAAACATTAAATACTCATATAATATAACAGCATAAAGGAGAAAATTTATGTCAGATTCAATTACATTCAGCGGTGATCAAAAACTTAAATTAACACAGTTGGTTAACGAAGGTATGCAGGTCATGCGTGAAGTTGAAACACTTAACGAAGGTCTACGTGACACTGTTAAAGCAGTAGCAGAAGAATTACAGATCAAGCCTAGTATTTTAAACAAAGCAATTAAAGTTGCACACAAAGCAGATTTTACAAGAGAACAACAAGACCATCAGTTGTTAGAAGACATCTTGTCAACTGTTGGACACACGTTATAATTGGAAAATGTTAAGCAATTCTGGAAGAAAAGTTACACATCAGATCCTGTAGCATTTGGTGCTGAGCTTACTAGTTTTGTTTTTACAGTTGCGGCCAGTTTATATTTGGCCATAACAGCAGATGCACCTGATATGCGTTATGTATATCCAGGATTTATGATTGGTGCCGTAGCAGGTGCATACGGATATTTACGCAGAGGACTTGCGTGGCCTTTGATGCTAACAAGTTACTTTACTTTGGTAAATATATTTGGATTTGGTGTTGCCATCGGTTGGTGGTAACGGTTTCGCAGGCCTAACCTGCATGTAGTGGTTAATCAGCCTAAATTGATTGGAATAAATGATAATAAAGAATACATGGCAAGGCTATTGGAGTCGTCACCATACACATGAGTATGGTATGTGCTTTCCGGATCATCAAAATAAAAAGTTCTGGGTAAACATTCCTAAATGTGCTACTGTCTGGGGCAAAAAATGGGCTTCAGCAAATCAACTACGTCCTAACAATTATCACCACGAAAAATATTTAGAACAAGATTATCAACCTATTATCTTTCTCAGAGATCCACTAGAACGATGGTATACTGGTATTGTTGAATATATTTTTAGACAAGGTGTACTGGCTAAAAATGTATCACAACTCAACGAGGACTTTCTAAGTCTACTAATAGAAAGAATAGCATTTGATGAACACACTGAAGAACAGATAATGTTCTTAGAAAATATTGATATACATCAAGCAGTATGGTTCTGTGTTGACAACAATTTAATCAAAAACTTTCAACACTACTGCAACAATGTACTAAAACAAGACGTGGAATTAGTACCTAAAGTAAAAATGCACAAAGCAGGCCCACATCATCAGAAACTAAAAAATCTAGTACAACACAGTGTTGAAAATTCAGAATATCGTATTGGTGGCAGTAAGATACCTGTGGTAGATAAAATAAAGGACTATTATAGACTTGACTACCAACTGTATAATAGTGTAAAATACTATACTAAAGGAGAGAAATGAGTTACATAGACGCATATTTTGATAGACAAGCAGACAAGATTCATGTCGTAGAGCGTAAGAATGGTGAACGCCAATTCCAAACGTATCCTGCTGAATATGTGTTTTATTATGCTGATCCTAAAGGTAAACACAGATCAATATACAATGACCCTGTTACTAGGTTTAAGACACACAACGCAAAAGAGTTTCACAAAGAGCAACGTATTAACAGTGACAAAAAGTTATTTGAATCTGACATTAATCCAGTATTCCGTTGTCTTGCTAACAACTATCAAAACGTTGACTCGCCAGAACTTAATGTAGCGTTTTTCGATATTGAGGTTGACTTTGATCAAGAACGTGGATATTCAAGTCCGGCAGATCCATTTAATGCTATCACAGCAATATCTGTTTATTGTACTTGGTTACAAAAAATGATTACACTGGTACTTCCGCCACCTAAAATGAGCAAGGAAGAAGCAGAAGCAACTGTGGGCAAGTTTGAAGATACTTACTTGTTTGATCGTGAAGAAGATCTATTAGAAACATTTTTAGGTATTATAGAAGATGCTGACATACTAAGTGGTTGGAACTCAGAGGGATATGATATACCCTACACAGTTAATCGTGTTACTAGAGTGCTTAGTAAAGACGACACACGCCGTTTTTGTTTATGGAACCAGTTTCCTAAGAAGCGTACATTTGAACGCTTTGGTGCAGAGAACATTACATTTGATATCATTGGTCGTGTACACATGGACTATATGCAACTGTATCGTAAGTACACCTATGAAGAACGTCATTCATATTCACTAGATGCTATTGGTGAGCATGAACTACAAGAACGTAAAACACCCTATGAAGGTACACTAGATCAACTATACAACAATGACTTTGAAACATTTATTGAGTATAACAGACAGGATACATTACTGCTTAAGAAACTAGATGATAAACTAAAGTTCTTAGATCTAGCAAATGAACTTGCACACGCAAACACAGTGCTACTACAAACAACAATGGGTGCTGTTGCTGTTACAGAACAAGCAATTATCAACGAAGCACATGAGCGTGGCATGGTTGTTCCTAATAGGAGAGAACGTTTAACAGATGAGGATACACAGGCCGCAGGTGCTTATGTAGCATATCCTCGCAAAGGCCTACATGATTATATTGGTTCCGTTGATATTAATTCACTGTATCCAAGTGCTATTCGTGCATTGAACATGGGTAATGAAACTATTATAGGACAACTGAGACCTATAATGACTGACAGACATATCAAAGAACAACAAGCAAAAGGTAAATCATTTGCGTCAGCATGGGAAGGTCTGTTTGGTAGTTTAGAATATGAAGCAGTAATGGCCAAAGAAGTTGGTACTGAAATTACTATTGATTGGAATACTGGTGAGGAAAGTGTACATTCGGCGGCTGAAGTATGGAAAATGATATTTGATAGTAATAGGCCCTGGATGTTAACTGCTAACGGTACAATATTCACTAATGAAGTTGAAGCAGTAGTACCTGGACTACTTAAACGTTGGTACGCAGAGCGTAAAGAACTACAGGCTAAGATGCGTAAATGTACAGACGAAAAAGAAAGAGCGTTCTGGGATAAGCGACAGTTAGTTAAAAAGATTAACCTAAACAGTTTGTATGGTGCTATTCTTAATCCTGGTTGTAGATTTTTTGATAAACGTATTGGGCAGTCAACTACCTTAACAGGACGTGCTATTGCTAAACATATGGATGCACACATCAATGAGTTGATCACAGGTGAATATGATCACGTAGGTAAAGCAATTATATATGGTGACACTGATTCCTGTTATTTTTCAGCATACCCGATATTAAAAGATGACATTGAAGCAGGTAAGATGGAATGGAACAAAGATATTGCTGTTGAACTATATGATAGCATAGCAGAAAGTGTTAACGAAAGTTTTCCTAAGTTTATGGCCGATGCTTTTCATGTACCACAAGAGCAAGGTGAGATTATACGAGGTGGTAGAGAAGTAGTTGCCTTTAAAGGATTGTTTATCACTAAGAAACGTTATGCTGTTATGATCTATGATCTAGAAGGTAGACGTTTAGATGTTGAGGGTAAGCCAGGTAAAATTAAAGCCATGGGCTTAGACTTAAAGCGTTCAGATACTCCGCCTGTAATACAGAACTTCTTAAGTGATGTTCTACATGATGTACTAACAGGTAGTGGTAAAGTAGAAGTTACTGAAAAAATTCTACAGTTTAAACATGAATTTAGAGAGCGTCCAGGTTGGGAGAAAGGCACACCTAAGCGTGTCAATAACTTGACCAAGTACACTAAAGAAGAGAAACGACTAGGCAAAGCCAACATGCCAGGACATGTCCGAGCAGGCATGAATTGGAATACTATGCGTAGAATGAACAATGACAAATACAGTCTTCAGATCATTGATGGTATGAAAGTTATTGTGTGTAAACTAAAACAAAATCCATTAGGTTGGACAAGTATTGCTTATCCTACAGACGAAACGCATATCCCAAGTTGGTTTAAAGAACTGCCATTTGATAATGAAGCCATGGAAGCCACTATTGTTGATCAGAAAGTTGACAACTTACTTGGAGAACTAGATTGGAACTTGGCGGCCGCAACACAAACGGCTAATACATTTAACAACTTATTTGAATTCTAATGAAACTTAGTGAATTAGTAGCATATAGAGATAAACTTAGAAAGCACGATATCAATACGTTCAGTTCAATGAACACACAGATATTTGATCTCTTACAGGCTGAAATTGAAGATCCTGAATATTTAAATTTATTTACAGATCATCGCAATGGTATAATGCGTAATATCGATAAGTTTAAATCAGATCATTTAGACTACGATCATAAACTTACTCAACGCATTCATGAACAAGAAAAAGAATACTTAACTGAAAGTACAGAACGTTTTAAGTTAAATGCACCAAAAGAAACTATACAAAGTAAGAAAGAAAGAATATTAGAAATACAATCCGACACATATGAATATTTGAAATCTAGGATTGATCGTTACACATCATGGGATCAAATTGGGCTACAAATATGTCCTATGCACGGCGACCTAACTGATGAACTAGTAAGTTTGGATCCTCTATATTTTATTGATTATAGTGATGCATTATTAAAACCAGTTAGAGATCAATTTAAAGAACAATATCGTAATAGACTAAGAAGTTATTCATTTCCAAAGTTTGATCTAGATCGTAGTATGTTTAGTAAACTTCCACAAGAACAATTTGGGTTTATACTAGCCTATAACTACTTTGATAACATGTCTATGCCTTACATGCAGAAGATGTTAAAAGAATGTTTTGAGCTACTCAAACCAGGCGGAAAGATGTTGTTTACATTTAACGATTGTGACTTACCCCATAATATTGATTTGGTTGAGCGTGGATACAAATATTATACACCTGGTAGATTAGTTAAACATTATTTAGAAAATACAGGCTTTACAGTGTTAAAACACTTTAGAGAAACATATGGCATAGCTTGGTTTGAAATTGAAAAACCCGGTACAATAGATAGTATCAAAGGTGGACAAGTACTTGCACAGATCAAACAAAAGAATAAAGTTAAGTTGGCTCCGCCCTGGGCAGTTAATAATGATGGTTACAAAAAAGGTGAACAAGTATCCTGGCGAGAAGAAAATTATCAAGCACGAAATGATATACTGCCTAGTGAAAAATTTAACAGCAAACAATGGAAATTGGTAGAATAATTTTAGATAGTGTTGTACATGACCTAAATATCATGTATAATTGTTATAACATTAATGTAAAGGAAAACGTATGAGAGATCATTTATTAGATTTAGTAGAACATACTTTTGATCTTGGCTTTATTGAGCTAGTTAAGATCACAGGTACAGACACTGAAACTACTGTTGACGGCCTAGCAGAGGATCGTTCAGTAGTAGTAACAGCAAAATTCAAACAGCCAGTAGCAGAGTTTAAAGGTACATTTGGTATGCCTAACTTATCAAAACTTAAAATTCTATTAGGTATTCCAGAGTATAAAGAAAACGCACAGATCAGTGTACAACGTCAAGACCGTAACGGCGAAACAGTTCCTGTGGGCTTACACTTTGAGAACCAAGCAAGTGACTTTAAAAACGATTATAGATTTATGACATCAGAAATTATAGCTGAAAAACTTAAAACAGTTAAGTTTAAAGGTGCTAATTGGAATGTAGACTTTGAGCCAACTATTGCTGGTGTACAAAGATTAAAGTTTCAAGCACAGGCAAACGGTGAAGAAACTGTGTTTACTGCTAAAACAGAAAACGGTGACTTGATGTTATACTTTGGTGATCATTCAACACACGCAGGTAACTTTGTGTTTCAACCTAGTGTAGGTGGATCAGGACTAGCAAGAGCATGGGCATGGCCAGTTAAACAGTTTATTAGTATCTTAGATCTAACTGGTGATAAAACTATTAAAATGTCAGATGATGGTGCGGCTGAGATCACAGTTGATTCAGGTATCGCAGTATACAACTACATTTTACCAGCACAGAGTAAATAATGGCTAGAGTAGAACACGACGACTTAACAGCAAAACAAAATGACTATGCTGTATTCTTACCAGCATTAAGTTCATTTTATGCAACCTTTGTAGGCAAACAGAGAACAGACAACACCTATGTTGATCCGGCTCGTATGCCTAAGAACATTCCAGAAATGGAAAATATAAACTGGCTTAACAGTCAAGAAGGCCTATTTACATATAAATGGTCGTTGTATTCTGCAGGTCATGCTAATCTAGATACTACAGTAGAAGCACCTAAAGAAGACATGGTGCGTAAGAGAGAAACTGGTGCTTGGGTGCTAGGTGACTCAGGTGGTTTCCAGATTGGTAAAGGTGTTTGGGAAGGTGATTGGAAAAATCCTAAATGCCCTAAAGCACAAAAGAAACGTGAGCAAGTTCTACAATGGATGGATGCTTACATGGATTATGGTATGATATTAGATATTCCTGCATGGGTATGTCGCTCACCTGAAGGACGTAAGGCTACAGGTATTAACTCATACGAAGAAGCAGTAGAAGCAACTTACATTAATAATGATTATTTTATAAATAATCGTAACGGTAACTGTAAGTTCTTAAATGTTCTTCAGGGCGAAAACCATACAGAAGCAGAAGATTGGTATCAACGCATGAAGAAGTATTGTGATCCTAAACAGTACCCAGGCACTCATTTTAACGGTTGGTCAATGGGAGGTCAGAACATGTGTGATATACACTTAGTTCTGAAAAGACTAGTAACTATTATCTATGATGGCTTATTAGAGCCAGGTGTCCACGACTGGATGCACTTCTTAGGCACTAGTAAACTAGAGTGGGCTACCCTACTAACTGATATTCAACGTGCCGTACGCAAATATCATAATCCAAACTTTACTATATCATTTGATTGTGCTTCACCATTCTTAGCAACTGCTAACGGTCAAATCTACACAGACGTTGTAACAGAAGATCGTGCTAAGTGGAGTTACAGAATGGACGCAACTGCTGATGATAAAAAGTACGCAACAGACACTAGACAGTTTAGTCAAGGTGTTGTTCAAGATGGTATCCACGCAACATTTAAAGATAGTCCAATATCACGTAACTTGGAGATGAAAGATATCTGTATCTATGCTCCAGGTGACCTAAATAAAAACGGTAAAGAAGGCAAAACATCATGGGATAGTTTTAGTTACGCACTCATGATGGGACACAACGTTTGGCAACATATCAATGCTGTACAAGAAGCAAATAGACAGTATGATAGTGGACGTTATCCTGGTATGCTTATACAAGAAACATTTGACACTGTGACATTTAGAGATGTAGTTAACGCTATATTTGGTGCTAGTAGTAAAGATGAAGCAATGGCTGTAATTGAACATTACAATAAGTTTTGGATTAGTATTATTGGTACTAGGGGTGCAACAGGTAAGCGAACAGTTAACGCATCAACAATGTTCAATAATCTATTTGAAGAGGAAGAAGTAGTTGAAGAACATCATCAAGACGATAGTGGTCTTGACGAAGCAAACTTAGACAAACTTGAAGCGGAGGAGGCTTAGTATGACAAAAGACTTAGATCAATTAATAGCACGTCATAAAGATCTTGACCTAAAAATCAAAGAAGCGTATACTTACTACTTAGATGATGCTAGTTTAAATAAAATGAAAATTGAAAAACTACACATCAAAGAACAAATCGAAAAGTTACAAAAGAAAGTAGCATAATGGAAAGAGATTACGCAACAGGCACAGCCAAAGGCATAGATTACTTTACAGGTGTTGAGATAGAACATACACCTGCATACGACCTTAAGACTTTGTTTGTTGTTGGTGTTAAGGCTCCCGAAGAAATCACTGCGATCGCCACACAACATGAATGCGATCATGTGTACTTCGGGGCCAACCAATCTTTTGATGGTAACAATATTGGAGAGTGGGTACGTCAAATTGAACATGTGTTACGTTTAGGTTACAAAGTAACATTAGACTTAGACATTACGTATATTCAGAAACCCTGCAAATGGCTTAAACAACTCAATGAGTTCGATGGATTTATAACACAAATATCCGTTAAGATACCTAACATTGAGCAGTATAACGATAAAACTACTATTAAGATAGATGACGTAGACTTTAACGCAACTAATGACGGTGTGTGGTGTCATAGTTTAGATAAGTTAAAAGACAACGCAGTTATGACTGAGTGGTCTGAATATGCTAATGATAAAATAATAGAGGAGGTAACTGATGAGTAATGTATTAACTAATCTTAAAGCAAAGTACGAAAATCAAATTAATATCAGTAAAACTAATATTGAAATGTTTCTAGCAAGTCCACAAGGTGTTGCAGAGCATATTGATTATTCTGAAACTGTTGAAAAAGAATTAGAAAAGATTGCACACGCACATGATATGATTGAGGCGTTAGAGCAACTATAATGAATCAGGAAGAAAGAGCAACTGTAGATCGCGTTGTTGAAAAAGCTACACGTGAGATTTGGGTAACGTTTCGCAAGGAAGGCATCCACTGCTATCCTGCCGCGGCAACGGATGAAAAACTCAACACTAACGATAAATACAATGTAGCATTTTTAGCACATCCGCACAGACACACGTTCCACTTTAGAGTGGCTATAGATGTCTTTCACAATGATCGTGACATTGAATTTATTCAATTTAAACGATGGTTAGAAGACTTATACGGTGACGGTGAGGTATTAGACTTAAACTATAAAAGTTGTGAAATGATTGCGGACGATCTCTATCTACAGATTGCTTCTAGATATCCTGGAAGAAAGGTTACTATTGAAGTAAGTGAGGATGGAGAGAATGGGTGTACAATAACGTATAACCTAACACGTCCAAGTCAAATTATCGCAATCTAAAAACAGGAGCCCTGAATGGCCAAACACCATTCTCGATTAGATATCGACGATATATTCGATGACTTAGACAAACTCAGACTCTTCTGTAGAGATCACGGGTTTAGATTCAACGAAGCAGATCTATACAATCCTCGTACTTTTGTGTGGCAACAATACATGAAGTTTGCCGCAGGTAAAAATTGTAGAAACAATTGGAAAGAGTATAGATATGGGCGACGAGGACAAAGATAGTTTATTTGATATAGCCGAAGACGATTGGTTAAATTCAGATACTTATACAACACCTAACTACGAATGGTTTGGTACCGGACCAACTAATTATTCAGACATTGAAACTTGGCTTCTAGAAAAATCTATCGAAGCAACTTCAGACAAACACCTAGAAAGACGCACACAAGCAAAACGTGAACTATACTTACTTAAATGTAAGATAGAACGTATCTACGATTCAATTCCAAAAGACTCAGTACAAGAACGTGACTGGGACAAAGAAGAAGTTCATCGCATTTTAAAAGAAAGCAAATGAGTAAAAGACCCAAGTGGTTAAAAAACATAGATGAAGCACACGGCAATAACTTAACTAGTCTAGTTGAAGATTGGTTAGCACAGACTATTGCTGAAATTAAATCACCGTACAATGACGGCTTTACAACATCTGGACTTAAACGTGAACTGTTTGAATTTAAATGTTTGCTAGAAGATGTCTATGAAACACTGCCAGATTTTGGTGATGAAGAAGTTGAATGGGAAAAGGAAAGACTATATAATAAACTCAAAAGGAAATCAAAATGAAACATCCAGACCCAAAATTACATTTACAGTTAAGTTTAGTCAAGTCAGGCGTTAGAATACTAGCAGGTGGTGCATTACTATTTGGTAGTTTATGGTATGCAGGTATTTGCTTAATTGTAGCAGAAGGAATTGGTGTAGCAGAGGAACTAGTCTAATGGTTACAAGAGTAGATATAGATCGTAGAATAAAAGCAAAAATGGATCACTTACAAGTCTGTATGGAATCAAACGTACACTTAGATCGTAAAGAATATGTGTTAGATGTTATCTATTCAGTTGAAAAATACTTTACTGCTATGAATGATGAAGACCGAGATTACTTACAGATAGCAAGGTCAGCAGTAGAAGAAGAAATAGAGTGGAATGTTCCAGACAATAAAAAACTAATAATAGAAGAAGATGACGGGTACGCAGACTAATGGCTAATGTATTTTTAGTAGATCTAGAAGCAGTTGAAACACGCTATACCAAGCAGTGGAAAACTCACGTACCTAAATTATTAAAGGAGGCTGGACACAATGTTCGAGTTATTGAAGGACCTAGTGATATTCCCAGTGCCACTACTCCTGGTGCTTTTCTTAACTTTGGTGGTACTAACATATACAAAGCACGACAAGTTGAAGAACTCAGTCGTTTATTTACAAATGGTAAAATTAATAGTGGGGATCACGTTATCTTTACTGATGCTTGGCATCCTGGTATCATTAATTTAAAATATATGAGTGAACTGCTTGGCATCAAAGTCAAGATACACGCATTATGGCACGCAGGTTCATATGATCCAGCAGACTTTTTAGGTAGACTAATAGGTAATACACCTTGGGTAAGACATTCAGAACACGCATTTTTTGAAGCAGTAGATCACAATTACTTTGCTACAGACTTTCATATTAATATGTTTGTAGAAAACCTATTAGGTCTAGACCCTGAAAATAACAAAACACACGGAACATTTTTAGCAAACTGGCGTCATCATAAAAAGATTGTGCGTACAGGTTGGCCAATGGAGTATATGAGTGACACACTTACGCTGTATAAGAAAATGGACAAGCGTAACTTAATCTTGTTCCCACACAGAGTAGCACCTGAAAAACAAGTAGAGATATTCAAAGACCTAGCAGAAACTATGCCAGAATATGAATGGGTAGTATGTCAAGAACAGCAGTTAACTAAAAACGAATATCATAACCTACTAGGTGAAGCAAAAGTAGTTTGGTCTGCTAACTTACAAGAAACACTAGGTATTAGTTGGTATGAAGGTGCAGTAGTAGATGCTATACCTCTTGTGCCGGATAGACTATCATACAGTGAAATGGGCTTTGAAGAATTTAAGTATCCTAGCGAATGGACTGAAAGTTTTGAAGCATATAAACAGCACAAAGATGAAATTATTAAAAAGATTCGTTGGACTGTTGATCATCACTCAACCTATCAACAAAGATTACAAGAGCAAGTTAAGTTCTTAGAAAAAGAATACTTTTCAGCAAACAAGTTACTTGAGAATATACAATGATAGATTGGACTGATATTGGTCCTTTCTTAACCAATGAATTCATGCTTGACTATGATTACATTGATCAACTTTCAGACACTCCACGTTTATATGTCAACGGTGCTAGTGAACACTACGGTGACGGACTATTAGAAGAACTGGCTAGAGAACTACACCCACATCACACAGTATTGAGTCATTCGCCCAGTGCTGTCTGTGTTTTTTACCCTTATTGGTATCATTGGGCAAAACAAAACTGGCCTGAAATACATCGTGCTAACATAGCCTCTGACAAAAAAACATACAAAATAAGTTGTCTTAATAATTCATCTAGACCACATAGAATATTAAATTGGTTAGAACTCAAAGACAATCAAGATATATTATGGTCAATGCACAATGATCCTGCAGAACTAGCCCATGACATGGAACTTACTGATCAGGAATGGCAAGACTGGGATAGTCTAAGACTGAAACTGCCTACTCGTACACACGACAATAGAGGTACAAGAGTAGATGCTGACATACTGCACGAAGCATACACAGACAGTTATGTTAATTTTGTTACAGAGTCAACAACTTGTGATAAAATCTTTATCACTGAAAAAACCTGGAAACCTATTGCTAGTGGACAGTTGTTTGTGATTTTAGGTAATCAAGGTATCGTAAAACATCTTAGAGATCATGGCATAGACTGTTTTGATGACATTATCGATCATAGTTATGATGACATTGAAGATCCAAGAGAACGTTTGTTCAAACTACACAACAGTGTAAATAAGTTACTTAAACAGGACTTGTATAATATCAATCTACTAACCAAACAACGTAGAACAAAAAATGCAGAGTTGTTTTGGTCCAACGAACTATACTATGAACTATAATGAAGCAGAACTAGTACATTGGATGCAGAATCGAGACACTATGTCTTTGCTACCTGCACAGGTTGACATTGACCTTACTAACGTATGTAATCAAGATTGTTACTACTGTAACTCAGCAGAGTTTCGTAAGAGTGAACCTGTACAAAAAGACTATAAAGAATATATAGAGCTACTAGATAAACTAGCAGGGTGGAGAGCCCATACACCTAAAAGTTATGGAACAACTCACACAATAACATATCCTGGTGGTGGAGAACCTAGTGTACTAACAGGCTTTGAACATGTAATCGAACACACAATAGATCAAGGTTTCTTAGGATCAATAACCACAAACGGTAGTTACTTAGACAAACTGTTTGACATTGATAATGATAAGTTAAAGAAACTTGCTTGGATAGGAATAGACATTGATGCAGGTACAGAAGACTTGTACGAACAAATACGACGTAGTCTAAGTAAACACAGTCTATTTGATCGTATGCAGGCCAATGCACGTGAACTTATTAAACGTGGCATTAACGTAGACTTTAAGGTTTTACTTAATCCGTTAAATGATAATGAACAGGCTCTAGAAGACATATTCCGTTTTGTAAATGAACTAGGCGGACGTAAAATATTCTTCAGACCTGTAATTGTTAACAGTGAAGCACATCCTATTACATATAAAACGCAAACAATAATAGAACAACTAGGTCACAAATACAGTCAGCCTTATTGGATTAATCAGAATAAAACAATGCCTAGAAACTACAAACGTTGTCATCAGATGTATCATTTTCCAGTGTTCTGTGCTAACGGTAAGATATACGTATGTTGTGAAGGCAAAGGCAACCCACAGTTTGAACTAGGACGTTGGGACGAACTTGACTTTAGAGATTTATGGATGAGTGAACGTCACCACGATATATACAACAAAACAAATGTAGGCCTATGTCAACCTTGTAGACCAAACAAGACCAACATAGAAATACAAAATATATTAGATAACCCAAGCAAGATAGAAGGATTATACAAGTGAGTTTCTTTCCAGTAATTGAATTATTTGACAGACTAGCAATAGCAGAAGTTAAATGGGAGCGTACACAAGCTAATCGAGAAGAACTAGCTTGGTATAAAACTCAAGTACTTTCTTATGATACTTCTCTGATTCAGAAACAATATCAAACACTAAAACAAATACACAATGAAATATGGTCCTTAGAATCAGAGCTTAAATCCGGCCATGAAGATCAGTTATCATTAGAAGAAATAGGCAGACGTGCTATTGCTATACGAAATAAGAACAACGAACGTATTAAAATTAAAAATGAAATAGCAGACACCTTAGGTGATAGCGTTAAAGAAATTAAAAAGGATCATTTGAGTGAGTAATCCGTTTGATTTAATTCGAGAGTTTGAACAAGAACTAGCGTCATACACAGGTGCTAGGTACGCTGTAATGACTGATTGTTGTACACACGCACTTGAACTAGCATTTCTAGCAACAGGCTTTAAAAAGACAGAGTTTACACCTAGAACATATATTAGTATCCCAATGATGCTACGTAAGATCGGTGTTGAATATAGATTCAACAAACAAGAACATTGGACAGGCGAATATTACTTCCATCACACAAACATTTGGGATAGTGCTAGAGCATTATATCCTAATATGTATAAATCAGGACAACTACAGTGTTTAAGTTTTGGACATAATAAACCGTTGACATTAGGCAGAGGCGGTGCTATACTATTAGATGACTATGAACTTTATAAGAAACTTAAACTAATGTGTTACGATGGCAGGGATTTATCAATAACACCCTGGCAAGAACAAAAAGAATTTGAGTTAGGATATCATTATAAACCTACGCCAGAAGAAGCAGAGCTAGGTTTACAATTATTAGGCGGACATGATTCACTGCCTAAATACTATGAGTATCCAGACTTACGTAAATTAACAATAAAGACATCCACGTCATAAACTCGGAGATAAAATATGTCAGTAGAAAGTAAAATAGATTGGGAAGAACTAGAAGAACAAACACAACCAGTCAGCAAAGTAATTAGAGATAGAATCAAACAAGCAGGTGATAGATATTGGGCAGGTGACAATATTTCAGCACACATTCATGATTATGAAAAAGATCGATTAATAGATGAAATTACAAACAAGTTTGAAGGTGTATTGGACAGTTTAATTATTGACAGACATAACGATCCTAATTCAAAGGGCACAGCAAGACGTCTTGCTAAGATGTATATCAATGAGATCATGGTAGGCAGATATGAACCTAATCCTAATGCAACTGCTTTCCCAAATGATTCAAAAGATAGATATGAAGGCATGTTAGTGGTTAGAAGTGAACTACGAAGCATGTGTAGTCATCACCATCAACCAGTTAGTGGTGTAGCATACATTGGTATTATTGCTGGACAGAAACTAATTGGCTTATCTAAATACACTAGAATTGCTCAATGGTGTGCTAGACGAGGAACCTTACAAGAAGAACTATGTAATGATATTGCTAGAGAAATACAAAAAGCAACTGATGCAGAACACTTAGGTGTGTATATCCAAGCAACGCATGGTTGTTGTGAAAACAGAGGTATTATGGCACACTCAAGTCTAACACAGACTACAGTGTTAAAAGGTGCATTCAAAGATGATCCTGCAACTAAAAAAGAGTTTATGGACAATATCAAATTACAACAAGAATTTGCCTGCTAAGCCAGGTGGTATAAAAAGTTCTTGACAAAATAATCAATACATCATATAATAACATAGACTATAAAAATATCTGAAAGGAGTAGTTATGTTATTCCGTAAATTCATAACAGTAGCAAGTATTCTACTTGCCGGTGTTATAGCAACAACTTCAGCACATGCTCGTGGTTGGCAAGTCTTAGATAGTTGGGAAAAGACTAGTTCGCCTGTGGTTAGAATGGGTGATCCAACTTTCGATTATGTGTACGAAACTAGAACTGAACAGTTCACAGACGGTGACGGAAATACTGTTGAAAGAGTATTAAAGGATCGTTTTAGAACAGAAGTTCGAATTGAAACCACAACCGTCACACATTATCCTTATATGAAGGAACAAAGATGTCGTGGCAAACGTTGTAGAGAACGTACTAGACGTGGTCGTCCTTATGCTACTACTACACAGCGTGTAGACACCCAAAAAAATCACCAGGAAACAACTGTTGTCAGTGAAACGATTGTCAAATACGCAACTGTAGAAAAAGAGGAAACTACAACAACTTCAACAACAGCAAGTCTAGACTTTGGCGATGATGCTCAGTATTTAGGTACTCGAACAGAAATGGTCAGTGATGATCCGCTTTACTATCAAGGTCTAAGTGAGTTT